CTACCCAACAGAGCAATCCAATTCTAAGAATGCTTCCCAAATACCGAGGGTTTTATCGAACTGAGGGATTTTGGAGCCACCCACAACATTTATCTTCCAGATGGTTATGTTTTCATCTGCATCGGGTTTGGCATGCAAAAGATTACCAATAGCATTGATAGTCTCCTCAACGTCACGATACCTTTTGCTATGCACTCCAACATAGAGGGTGAGTTCATGGATATCAGCAAAGATTTCTCGGGTGTCCGGCTCTATACACAGAGTGATACAAGGATATTCGGGGTCTTTGACAGTTGCCAAAAACTGCCTGTAAACAGTTTTTGGTGTGAAACCTTTCGCTGTGAACCAGGCTTCGACTGCCATTTTATCTCTTATGTAGTCAAGGAACCATGTCAACACCATAGTTACACCTTAATCCTTATACGCAGATTCCGTTCGAGTAGGGTCTCGACCGCAGGTCTCAGCTTTGAAAGTTCGCGATTCAAGTGGGTACGCCAGGGTCTGCCTCGCATCCTGTGCATAGGATCGCCTTCTTCAAGCAGTCTTCCAATGGATTCCCCGGTAAATGATATATAGATACCGATTCTCCCAGCACTTCTCCGGGGTCCAAGGACTCTGAATGAGTTGTAGAATTGACCACTCTGGTAGTTGACCACCCCTGCAGGAAGGCCACCAGGTCTACCTGTGTCTCCGGGCTTGGTGCCATATGGATGACCCATGGCTTTGAGCTGGGCAAGAGAGAAGTATCGAGTTCCTACGTTCTTCTTTAACACTTTTTGAAACTCAGGCACCAATTGTTTCATAGTGACGAGCTGGCCTTCCTCGATCTGCTTCATGATATCTTCAGTCTTTAAGCGAGACCAAGTTGCCTTTAGCTGAATATCGGGAGGTGCGAGTCTCATAGTATTTTAGCTCTCATCAGCATTTGTCGATAGACCGGGATAGTTCTTGATGGGTTTACAAATCGACTTTTCTGCTTATCGATCTTGATCTTCGTCACGCCTGCTTGTTCTGCCGCTTCTATGACGAGCCAGGACTCACTTTGGAAGATCACATGATCGTCTGCCCTCACATTAAGACCGGCAGGAATGATGAGCCAGTTGAAGTTGGTGCGAATTACACCTTCTTCTTTCTCATACCAGCGTTCGGTAGTCTGCACAAAGAATGCTGGAACACTTTCGTCCAGACGAACCCAGACCTCATCCTGCTCATCTATGTAGGCTGTGGGATCATTAGTCAGCAGAGAGGGCCTCCAGAGATCGACTGTGACAGACATGGAGGGCCATTGAGAAGCCAAGGCTCTAAGAACTTCTTGCACTCTTGCCGCGAACAGTTTTTCTCTAGCTCCGTTCATCATTAGCTTCTCATCATCTCTCCACCGATGCCTCCCTGAATAGAGATAGCTCGGTCAAAGTAGCGTTCAGCTTTACCCTGCCAATACTTCATGGCTTCTTTAGAGTCACCGAAGCCCAGGAGATTGACATCTGCTGTAGTCGCATAGATGTTTGCCAGGGTATCGGCAGCATAGTATTCAGCCCACTGCATGTAGTAGTCGAAGTTCGAAGCATTTATATCTTCGAGGGTCATGTCAGTCCTGAGCTCAAGAACTACCTTTGTCTCAGTCTGAGGGATCGGAAATAGTCGCAGAAGCGAAGTCTCAGCTCCACACAATCCGACGAGTTCGAAGCCTTGACTACCAAATTGATCCTTCCAGTGATCGAGTTTCTGCCTCAGCACAGTCATCTGAGACGGCTGATTAAAGAAGTTTCCGGTAAAGATTACCATCTGAGTCAGCATCAACCAGCCTGGGGAATACAGATTCAAGGATGACCAGTCCCCTCCGGGAGACCACCAAACATCTCGAACTTCTGTAGCTCCCGCAGCAATTCCAGCTGTTGTGGCGTCTGTAGTATCGAATATCAGATAGTCCTGCTGGTCGATCACTGTGGTGAATGAAACAAACTTGGCAACAGGTGAATACCTGTTTAACTCTCGAAGAGCTGCTTTGTTTATCTGTACATAATCAGAGTCTTCCAGAATGGCTGGGAATCGCCTCCCCAGAAGTTCGGTCGTGACCTCAGCTAAGGTTGCCATTATAAACCTCTCAGTTATAAGTGATCCATGGAGATGGGAAGTCAGGGTCTCCCTCGATTAGCACGGGAACCTGGCCTTTTCGTAAAAGGTCCCTCTCCTCAGGTGTCACTGCAGTATAGTTTTGCGGAGCCAAAGTTAGATGCCCATACAACTGTGGGGCTTTACCTGGGTTATATACGTATATCATGTATTTATTATAGCATAAAACTAAGCCCCTCCGTAAAAACAGAGGGGCTTTGTATCGAGATGAATAGCTCTCTAAGATTAGAGAGTCACACCCTGACCGGAACCAACGGTGATGTAACCGATAGCATCGGAAACAACAACCTTCTTTGCGGCTCGGGAAACGATGCCCTGCTTCTGGCTGAAGTCAGAAGGATCAGTCAGCATCGGGGTCACGTAGTCGGTATAAGGAGCCCAGATATACGGAGTATCGGACCACTCATTACCCTTGCGAATACCCATGATCTTCGAGCCGTTGGCAGTGCCAGAGCCCCAGAAGTTCGTCTTCAAGACGCGGTAGCGAGAACCGTTCGGAGTGTTAACTGTGCCGTAGAACGTGGTTCCAGGGTAGAGTTCCATCTCCGTAGGGTTGTCATTACTACCACCGATGGTGAATGTGCCTCTCATGGACTTGGCCATGGCAAGAGCAGCATCGACACCAGCGATAAGGTGAGTGATAGGACCGTTCCTCTTTGCGAAGATCGCATTGTCGAGGGCCTGGATGTATACCCAAAGATAGTCATCCCAGTCTTTTTGCTCAGTGAAGCCTGCATCAGGCTTGAGCTTGCCATATGTCAGCGCAGCACCAGTTGCCTGCTGAACCATATCGTCAAGAACTTCCTTGTTCCACTCCAGGGCCATTTCACGAGCGATTCCACCCAGGAGTTCCTGAGCAGCGTCCAAACCGTGGTATGCCCTGAGGTCCTGCATTTCCTCGATGGACCATGCGGCTCCGAGTTTCTTGGTATGCGCCTGAACCAGCACGCTCGCCAAACGGAGTCTGATCTGGAGGGCCGCAGCGCCTTCAACAGCGTTGTCTCCAAAGCTGGAGTTGAATGGGTTCGCACTCGTATTGAGGTCGATCCTGGTCTCCGCAGCTCCTGCATCTACTCGGTACTGATCAAGGAAGAAAATCTTTCCTTCCGGTCTATCCATTGGCTGGATAGCTGCGATCTCGTTCATGATATACATAGGGAAGACCCTACGTATGAGTGGGAAAAGGAGATAGTTGCTCAGAGGAGCACCATCACCGTCAGCGTTGGCACCGGCAACGGTAGCGCCGGTAGGAAGACTCTGGGTCAGGATATCCTGAGCCGTATTGATCTTGCCCTGTTCGAGAGCGAGAAGGCCAAGAGCAGCGCTCTGCCCATTGAAGTTCCCTCTGCGCTCGCGAGCGACATTGGTCATGAGTCTCTTACAGGCCGCCCGAGGCGATCTGAAGTGGTTCGGAATGTGCGGATTGCTTCCTGCAGACTGACCCTCATAGTGATCAGGCAGGTCGGCGCACATACGGTCGAACAACTCACCAACGTTCTGAGGAGCCTTTTCCTCAGCAGACTGAGTGGAGAAGAATGTCGGTGTGTAGGTCGCTGCCTGTGTAGCAACTTCCTGGGTCTCGCCCGTAGACGGGAACACCGACTGGAGGTTTTCCAGCAGATTATCATGAGTTGTCATGAGGCTCTGAATATCGGTGCACTTCTCCAGTGCCACACGATAAGCCTTCATACCAACCTCACTAAGCCCAGCATCTTGAAGCAGGGCATTCCGAGTTGAAGTCAGCTCGGCCTTTGCGCGAATCTCAGCGGCTCTCTCTTCAGCCGACTTTACAGCCTGAGTTTCCACAGTTGTATCTCCTTCTGTTTTCCCTGCAGTAGGGTTTGGATCACTCTGGTAGCTTATTTCGGTAACCCCGCTCCCAGTGGATGCTCCGTGCCACACAGCGTCTATAGCTGTGCAGATAAAGTCATCCTGCATGACGGGCCTTTGTGTGCCTCGCCAATCTTGCATCGCGAATGTCCCGTAACCACGACTGGACATATCGATCTGGACTCCGGCTTCAAGCAGTGCCTGGAGATTTTTGCCATGGGGCTCCGTAGGAACTACCACAGCGTCAAACCAGAGCTCTGAGCCCTGAATCCAGAAGTTGTTGAACTTAATGGCTGTATCAACCAGCCCCTGTTCAACTTCAGGATGCTCCAGCTTGCCCAGGAACTTCCCGGTCGCCGCTTGAGCATTCATCTGTTCAAGGTTCTTCGTCCAGACGGACAACGGATATACCTGTCCGACCTTGTTGACGATATCGCCTTTGGTGGCAATTCCCTGGATTTTCATCTGGGTTTTGCCATCGGTCTCGGTCTTTTCGACCGACTGAATGTAGGCCATAGGCTGACCGGCGCTGTCGTAAGCAACACCCTGGACTGCCTTTGTAGGATCAAGACTCTGACCCTTATAGCCTGCTTCAGTTTTACCGAGTTCGGTTTTTACTGCCGCTTCAGTGCTATTGTCAGCTCCCTCTTCAGAAGCTCCCTCGCCATCAGAGTGATCAACACCCTTGGCACCCTTAGCGTCATCCGATACGTCTTCTACAGACGAACCACCGGTCTCGGCTTCGGTTTTCTTTGGATTGGCCTTCGGCGTAGTGCCAATCTGAGCAGAGGTTGCACTGGCAGCTGCATCAGCAATCACAGACTCGTCTGCGACTGTATCAGTCTGGACTACCTCTTCTACCTTTTTCATCGTCTGCTCCTCAGCTTGAGTAGAGGGCTCTGTGATCTGCAGTCTCTCTACAACGAGTTTGACATCGATCTTCTCAGCTTCCCCTGTGATTGTCACAGCACCAGAATCAGAACTGTTGCTATAAGCAATCGAGTAATAAGTCGGCTCCGTATCCCAGTCAGAGCAGTAGAAATAGATTTCGTTCTCGTCGATCCCGAGGATCGAAGTATTCCAAGAATAGAAATCATTGTCTTTCTGCTCTCTGCACCATGCTCTAAAAGCTGCCGAGGCTTTAGAAACACGGTCTTGAAACGTTCCATCGATCCAGAAATGACTTTGGGTCACTTCCTCGATCATTGGAGCATGTTCAAGCGACTGATCTTCGGAGGTTACCTTTCGAGGGACTGTTGGCAGTCTCCTCGGACGCACCAAGATTTGGTTCATAAGGGACCTCTCATTAAAGTCGCTGTATCTACTTTAACAGATAGGTTACTTGGGGTGCCGTCCATCGGAAATAATTTTTTGAGTTGGGTAGTTATTTAAGTGAGGTTTGGTTAGAGGTACAATGAAAAGAGCTACCATTTACGAGATGGTAGCTCTTTTCTCAGGAGGATTAGATGGTTGTCAGTTAGTTCTTCAATTCTTGTGCCATCTCTACACAGGCTTTGTATGCAGTGATCTTTGCCTCGGCTGAATGCTTAAGCATCTTCGATTCGATAGCGACATCGGGATCGTCCTTTGCATTACGGACCAATCGCACATGATCGTAGTAGGCTGTGAATGCGTTATACACACCCCAGATAGTTCCCTGAACACCCGGCAGATTGGCTCCCGGACCCTTTTCCAGCATCTCATGAATACTGGCAGCGTGGCCCACCCACTGGGGAATCTTCTTGAACTCGCCATTATAGAAAGCATTCAACTGTGCACTATCAACATCCAGAGATCGATATATGAGTTCGTCAGCCTGCTTGCTGCTTACTTCTACCTTGCGGAATACGTTGAAAGCCTCTTTGACCGTATCAAAGTTCTTAACCGCGATGGACATGATTCTCTCAGCTTCGGCTAGCTGGCCCATGGCATTGTTGGTATGCCGGACTTTAATGGGCGAGCTGCTGAAGTTCAGCATGTTTTGACAGACCAGTCTATGGGGTAGGAAGTATACCATAACGTTTGAACTGGCGTCATGCGAGTTGATCACGACCATGTGCTTGTTTACTGTATCGCCAGGAAGCACATCGAATGCTCCCAGGTCTACACAGACCCAGGTGAAACGACCATTGAAAAGTACACCGGCACTCGTGATGGCAGCTCCATCTTTACCGATAAGTCCTTGGAGCCAGTTGAAAGCGTCTTGATTTTGGAGAGGAACGTAACGACCTTTAACTATACCGAGGCCCACTGTGGAACCATCGCTATTGACACGAACAGTTCCTCTGTAACCGGGGATTTTTGTTTTCTTATCAGAATCCCAGACAGATGATCCGATCCTGACTCTCCAGTCAAGACCTCCGGCTTCGATTGCCTCTGGGACTGTTAAAGCTCGATCTAAGGTGACGCCACCGTATACAGAACCGATATCGCCGGTTTGAGTGAATTGGGACTCCACTCTATTATGTGCTATAGCCATATGTAAGCCTCCTAAAACTGAAGTTGGTTGGTTATTCACTTTCCACATTTTCAGTGTAGCTGAATAACCAACCAAAGTCAAGAAACCAGGCTTAAAACAGGTAATACTACCAGCTATTTGCACCTGAGTAAGGCTTCATACTCTCCAGTTGCATACATATGCAAGCTCACACCACCCTTGCCCGTGGGCGACATTCCACCTTTATAGGCGTAAGTGCCCTCCCATGCAAGGAAGCTCGGACAGGTCACTATCCATTGAGTCATATAGCTCAACTTGCAGAGGGCTGGATTCTCCACGATGCAAGTTTCATTATTGACCATAGGATCGTGGGTGTGTCCTGAAACGATGAAGTTTACAAAGTCGATCCATCGTCGAGGCTTACCGGCAGCATTGAGTTTGCCACCCTTGGTCTGAGAATTACCGTTACCGTGGAACGAGTAGATTTTCCACTTGTGACCTTTGCCCAGGATCGTGCAATAGACAGGTCCGGCGTAGTAAGGGACTCCCAGGTAATCGGCGACAATCTCCATAGGGTTAATACCCGCAGCTCTTTCTGAGCGATCTTCGTGATTGCCAGGTTGAATAAATAGCAACTTGTGTGCTATCGGAGCCAGGAGAGTGCATGCTCTTTTGATCTGTGCCTGGGGTGACAGGTCCTGTGAAAAGGTCATCCCTTTTCCTGTCTCCAGAGCATTCTCTGTAAAGTCTCCACCTATGTAAGTTAATACATTGGGAGTCTCAGCGATCCACCGGATATAGCTTAAGAGCTTTTCTCTCTTGTGGGCATAGTGCCCCAGGTGAACGTCAAAGCTAGGTGCCACGATAATTTCTGCACCATCATCCCCATCGTTTACGAACATGCTATCAGGAATCTGCACTACCAGGTAAGGTTGCACAGACTCATTTTCATCACTGGGTGCCTGATAGAATGTCCACTCCCGAGGTTTGACTTCTAACTGTTCAGTCGAGAACTCAGGTAGAAGAATGTAGATTTTCTCCCCGTAGTTGTTTATCTGCTCAAACATGTTGAGTCCGGGGTGCTTTTCGAGGATCAGTTGCTCAGCTAAGTCACCGAAGTTGTCTTTGAGTTCACTAAAGGTGCGAGCTTTTACGAGGAATTGTCTGAACTCTTTGCGTTCTGTAGCAGCCTTATATTCAAAGCTGCAAGGACTATTGCGGAGTTCGTCTCGGGTGGGTAGGTCTTCGTGCTTTCGTAGATAGGCCAGGAAGTATTTCACTTGATCTACACTGCCACCATAAGCGCTACTGAGTTCGTAGTCACTCTTGCCTGACAGGTAATCTGTCACAAAGTCTACCACCGCAACCGGTTTCCACGATCTGTTCATTGCGGTACTCCTTGTTCAAAATCTTCCACCCCTATTCTAGCAGAAACTGTTCACTTTATGCCGTCCTCCTACGGAGGTCTGTCCTGTCTCGGTTTTACGAAACTGTATGGAAGTAAAATATAGGTTGACATGTATGAAAACTTAAGTAATTCGATGGGAGCCGGGTATGCTGTCAAATCTATCGCTGGCTGTGGAGCGTCATCACATACTTGAAGACTTGTTAAGGAAAGTGTTGGAGGGTCATCTGTGGGAGTGGGAATAGGAGCTGCCAGGGCAGGTAGTGCCTGCCAGAGCAATACCAAGGGTAAACCAATGACTAGAACTTTCACGGTATAGCCTCCTCAAGCCTCCGCTGAGCTTGCTCGCAATAGTATGGGTCTATGTCGAAACCGATGAAGTTTAGATCGAGATTTGTGGCAGCTATGGCACTGCTACCAAGTCCTACGAACGGATCGCATGCAAGATTGATGTGGTCAAGACCATGTAATTTCATGCACTTCTCTACCAGGGCAATAGGGAATGTGGCCGGGTGTGGTCGATCCTCTGCTCGTTTCTGAATAGTTTTGTAGGGTATAAACCACACGTTACCTCTGCATCGAGTATTAGAGGAACTCTGCCACCGTTTTACGTTGGATTTATCCTCGTAAGGGACACCCACTGCCAATCGGTTAAGAGGGACTTGACCGGTCTTTGTAAAGTGGAATATGCTCTCCCAACAGTCATTCACGAATCGGGGAGAGTTAAGGGGCTTGAAGTGTCCGAATGATCGTGGTCCTTGTTCATCTACATCATCTATCGTGACACTTTTAACCCACGTAATATTATTTTGTAGAATGAACATTCGACGGAAGAGAGCTGCTACATCATGGGTTAGCCAGGGATCGGTGGGTTTGGAGCCGAGGTTGATGAATAGACTTCCATCATCTTTGAGAGCCTTGAACATGGCAAATGCTACGTCAAGCATCCAGTCAAGGTATTCTTGACGACTGATTGTGTCATCATAGCTATTGTATTCAATTCCAAGATTATAAGGGGGTGAGGTCACAATCACATCAATTGATTCCTCACCCAATGCCTGCAGACCTTTAAGAGCATCTATGCACTGAACATCGATCATTCTGACACACTCTGAGCGATATCGATGAGTCTGTCTCGGATGCTATCCATGTGCGATTCGGTGATGACCGGTTCATCATTACCGGCATCTCTCTGGGCCTGATTAACTTCTTCTGCCAGACTATAGAATGCTTCGACCATGGCTTCCAGAGGTAAACTCTGTTTGCCTGTCTTAGACTTTCCAAGCTGTTCAGTGGTCCGGCTGCTCCGCGACTTATTCTGATTACCTGAGCCGGAGCCCTTGTTATCTCCGGGCAAACGATCTTTCATCAGACCGCCACCGGTAGGTTTTGGTTTGGCAGCCTCTTCAATGGACTTGACTGAGGCTTTGAGCAGTCGATCATTATACTTGGAGAGGAAGCTTTCCATAAGTTTCTGCTGCTCGGGAGTCAGTCTCATGAACTTCTCAGCGATGAGCTCCGGTGGCAGAGAACCGAATGCTTCCTTGAAGTAGACCGCTGCCTGAGCATAGGTCAACTCGATCTCAGCATCCTGAAGCATATCTTTGGTATCGATCTGGGTGAGATGGATCGTGTAAAGATCATCGGTGGGATTGATACCATTGAGCATAAGCTCCATATCGCAGACCCTTTTGAGACCTTTGAGCAGGGAGCGCTGAACTCTGCGAAGCATACGAGCGAACTGCCTTTCGACATCTGACTTCTGATTACCTGCTGTCAGGTGAGTTTTCTGTGCAGATGTGATTTGCAAATAAGCGATTGGCACCTGTAGACGTGTAAGCAGCTTTTCACGCTGATATAGCACGTCGTTGAGGTTACCAAGCTGTGCATTATTTGCACTAAGTAGCTCAACACCACCACGATTGGTCCCATCATCCGGCAGGTAGAAATCGGTATCTACCTCCAAAGGCGATGCGTTCTGTGTAGTAAAGCCGTCACTATCAAGGACCCTTTTCTTGGAAGCAAGGTCTTTGTATAGTCGAATGCGAGCCATGATCTCGCCTTTGTCCATACCATTGACTACCGGTATGTGGTGAACATACTTATCGTAAGCTCTGCAAAGTCGAGCAACGGCCATGCCGTCTTCGATCTTGGTCAACCGGACCCAGTTTCTACGGGCAGAGGCCAGGGGAGGAGCGACCAGAGTTCCTTTGCGAGAACCGAAGCTGAACATGACTATCTGCCACTCTTCAAGCTCCTGATCCTTGGTAGCATTGAAACTGACTGCATCTTCTTTGACCACCCATCCTGGTATCTTGTCGCCTTTGCTGTTGGTATTGGGATAAACCTGGTAGCTGATCGTCTGCTTAAGATCGATGATCTGCATCTTTTTACGATCAATGACAACTTCCCGTGGCTCATCACCGTGCTTTACCATGTCCCTGGCGATCTGCCAGACTTCATTCGCCAGACTCAGCCTCTTGTCCAGGGCCTTTAAGATACGCAGGGCTTCAGTATCATCGGAAGTAATTCTGAAGTCATACTCTGCATCCTCATTGTAGGCCACAGAACAGTCTGCGATGATGTCAAGGGAAGTGGCTACCGTTTCATCACTGGTATCCATCTGTTCGACATCCTGATAGATTGACTTGCGAGTCTGGTGGACCCTCCACTCGCTGGCCATGGCTGCTATGGAGTTTCTGTCTACCATAGCCGTCACAGACATAGAATCTCGGACATTTGAGACGGGGTGTGTGGCGTCAGCGGAGCCAGGGTCAAAAAGGGTCTTGACTACCTTTCCAACTTTCTTTGCCCACCATGGAGCACTGACTCTCTCCACCTTGCCAGTCGATGCTGCATATATTCCAATTGGAGTTGACATAGGTTCATCCTCTTCCGTATTATACCATCGAAAGGGTTATTGATCAATTATCTATCATACCAGATTTTAAGCAGCTTGTGCAGCCATCCATGCTTCCTCAAAGTCTCCAGAAGACCTTTTAGAGGCAGTCCAGGCAAACCACAGTGCCATTATGGTGTCAGAGAACTCTCCACCAGGATGTGTACGAAGCTCATTCATAACAATAGCGAGATCGGAAGGATCATCCGGTTCCAATGGAAACTTCGCTGCTGGAATCACAAACTCACTCTTATGGAATCCGACAGCCATGGCCGGAAGTCCAACTTTTTCATCAGCTTTATTGGCACCTGTCGTGAACGATTCGATAGGGATCATTGGACACTTTTCTCTGACCGCATCCACAGCTGCCTGCTGGTAAGCGTTATTCTCCACAAGGCCGATTCGCCAGTTGTGCTTTTGATACTGCTGAATGATAGCTTCGATTGTGTCCGGGAAGCTCATGCGCCTTCGATAGATTTCCTTTAAGTGAAGCCTATTGTCGCTCGGGTCTTTGGCAAGAGTCCAAATGACAGTCCATGCGTTCTTTCTACCAAGAGCCGCTGCCAGGTCCACACCACCATAAGTAGGCCATTCAGGATCGATATCCTCACCCAAGTATGAACGTGATCTGTCAAAGCTCTGCTCCAGGGCCTTCTCGGGGAATGTTCGCTCTTCGTCAGACATGGCGTTGAGCAAATACTGCCTTGCATAGACTCTGGGTCCAACTTCTTTTTCACGTTCTGCCAGTTTCTCTTCGGACCACTTATCCGGCCATAGAACTTTCTTAACCACCAGCTGGGCATGTGTCTCGGGATCAATGATAGGATCACCGTTCTCCTCAACTTGTGCTTCATATCGAACTGCCGGAGTCCACCAAACTTTGAATGCACCAGTATCCCGGAGATTGTGACTGGCATCAGCTACATGATAAGGTGTGCAAATCCAAACAATCTTGCCAGTAGAAGCTACCAGGGAGAACCAGGTCTCTTTGACCGCATTAATAACCTGTTCTCTCATGGCGGGATTGGTGACAGCATTTTTCAGGTCAACGATGTCGTCGCAAACCAGGAGGTCAGCACGACCACCAGCACCAGCTGAGAGCACACCGGAGGCTTCGACCGAAGGGTCTCTTTGCAGGATATCACGTACAACAAAGAAAGCTGACTTGGTATCACCACGTTCTTTATCAATGAGCAGATTAGGAAAGACCTCTTGTACTCGAGGGTTTTTGTCAACCGTGTCTCGGATCAGTCCAAGGATTTCCTTAGCTTTCTCATCGGAAGAACCGATAATCTTGACCCTCAGGTTAGCATTTTTCCCAAGCTCCCAGACAACACGATCAATGACTTGGACCGATTTTCCGTGGCCTCTTGGGGCTGCAATAAGGACTCGGCTACCCTCAGAGATCATCTGCTGCCATTCGGAGTGGAATGGCTGTTGTTCTACGTAGTCACCGGTCTCAGGGTCTACAGAGATATACTCGATGAATCGGTCCACATTCTCTGCGCAGACTCTCAAAAGCAGAGGTTTATAGATACTTTCATAGAGGGCATCCCACAAACCATACTCACGTGCCAGGGCTTCCCCCTCATCGGGGTCCTTGACATATAAGCTGATTAATTCTTCAACTATTGCATTCATGCAAGCAACCTACCAGTAATCCATCGGCCCATATGTAATCCGGTCCCTCCCAGAACAACTCTATAATATCATAAAGCTGCCCCGGTTCGGTGGGATAACCGATGTCGCGCACTAGGAGTTTACTTGGGTTAGTATTACAGTGTCCTACAAAAGAGCCTTCTCCCAGAGGTTTTAAGCCGCTGGGAGTCATGGCCATAGTTTTATCGAGTATCGGGATTACTCTGTAACCGGAGGCCATGGCCCGAGGTACGGGAAGATGCTCGGGCAGCTTTTCAATGCTGCTCAGGGTAGCCATTACAACACGTCGAGTGTTGGGATCATAGCCCTGAACGGTATCCCCGGCGACAAGCTCGGTTATATGCTTGCCACCGGGAGCCAATATAACTGACAACTCAGAGAGAATTACGTGTCTCATGCTAAACCATACTTATTAGCGAGCATCACCATCAGAGCACCAGCCTGCTTACGTAGAGCTTCAGGAGTGCTGTCATTCATTAAGATGGCATCCCATTCCTTGTAGCTTCGCCATTCCTGCTCTGAAGCGTGGTCCAGGTTATCCTGAAGTAGCTCGGGTCTGCATATCTGAAGCATAACACCATTGTTTTTCGTGACAAACTCGATCTCGTTTAGAAACCTGATGTCAGGAACGATCAGCACATCGTTTTCTTTGTAGAGATCATAGTATGTCTGCATAAGCTTGATCCAGTGATTGGGTCCTTCTTACGCCATCCCTC